TCCCACCAACAAAGCATTGTTGTACTGCCGCATATTGCTCAGGGATTCAAGGTCGCAGTTCAATTCACTGAACGTAACGGTATAAAAAACGTTACCAATATGATGACGAATCTTGGCCAGAAACGCCGAGTCGCGATCCTTGTCGTAATGACGAGTCAAAGTAATATCACCGACATCTGCCGTGGCACACAGAACCTCAGGGAACCTCTGCCCGCCGTCGTAAACCTTTTCAACAGCAGCCGTGATCTCGCCACCAGTAGCCTGCGCAAAATACGCAGTGCCATCAGCATTATTCCCCGGGGAAAACGCCTCAACTGCGTCTGCATCCGAGGGGTCAATCTTGGCTACGATTTGTCTCTGTGATACTTTTGCCATGTTCTACTCCCTATTAAAGAACGCCAGCAGTCATGTTGGACTTAGTGATGTTAACTGTGATCTTATCACCAACCGCTGATACACGGACTGCAACATCAGCAGTAACCAGACCAGTGGCAAGATTGGATGTTGGGTTATTAGTGGAATCCACTATAATCGAATAACCGTTATCGATTTTTGAACCAGTAGAGTCGTGACCCTCATACACGCCGCCCGCTATGCGAATCGGATCAATAACCGCCGTCAACGAAGACTCAATGGATGCGAACAACGAACCACGACCGTCAATCGTCTGGAACACATGCTTTTCAAGCGACTTCTCACACTTGTTGACGATATGGTTCATCGTGTCTCGGTGGGTGATAAAGCGCCAGTTGTTCTCATCGTTGGAAGCAGACCGTGCCCCGTAAACCCGAACCCTGCCATTGATAAGCCGCAAAGCATTAACCCGGGCATTGTCCAACTCGTCACCAGTCGTCTTATCCATCTTCACCGTAGAGGGCATGGAGAGGGCTGTCACGAACTTGGCCTGAGAAATAATACCCGCACCGACACGCCACGGACCCTTCGCTGCTTTTATGGCCCGGGCACGAGCGCCCGCCACATACGCAGTCGGATCAGTCGAAATAGTCAGCCCGGCATTGGCCGGATCCGGAATCTTCACCCACGGATAGTAGAAGCCCGCATAATGAGCATCAGTATCCGTATAGATCGCTGGTGAGGCACCACTAATCGCCGTCTTAGCGCCACTGTCCGTCGCGCCAGAAGCAAACGCACAAAGCGCAATCCGATCGTTGGCTTTAGCGTGATCGATCAGCGCATGCCAATAAGCCGATGCTGTGGCAACACCGGGTATCGCAACTGCGCCGGGGCCAAGATCCTTACCGGCCTTGGCAAGAGCCTCAATGTGATTATCAGCCGCAGTTCCATCGGTAACAAGCGTTCCATCTGCACCACTGACCAAGGCGGTTAGGGCGGTTGCCACGGGAATCAACGTCATACCGGTTTCTTTAGCAACAGTCACAAGATGTGGCACTCCGAGATTAACGGCGTTTACCAAGGTATCAAGTGTGGTCACGTCGGCGGTTTCCAACATGAGAACATCGTCAAGGTATACCCTGACCCGGATACCGCTGACGTTACCAGCGACAATCTGAATATCCAGATTCGCTGCCCAAGCACCGACATCGGCAGCAGTGAACGTTGCAACGGTAGAACCATTGGTGTCCACAAAAGCCTTTGAACCCGCTACCCCATCATCAGCGACAGTACGCTGAACGTACAGGCGACTTCCACCTTCTTCAAAGAAAGTCTGAGCATAAGCAGACAGGTTCCCAGACACATAACTTCCGAAATACTTTTTGTATTCCGTCAAGTTCCTGACTAACTTCGGTTCTGTCGCATTTCCCCGTTCAGTGGTTCCGACCATAAAGGTCTGACCTGAAATAACTTCACCGGCGGGGACCGGACCAGACCGTACATCTGTTGTGACTACAATTCCCGGCATCCCTCAGCCTCCAATAGACTCTTCTGGAACGAACTACTCTGGAAATCTTACATGCCATCTGCGTCGTTTCGCTGCATGTATGAGTTGGCCATATGAATATAGCAGACGCAACCTGTCCCTAGGCTGAAGGTATAACCTTTTGCGAAGCAGATGAATAAGCGCCAGTACCATCTGCATTCAAAGCGGCAACTCTGAACTGGTAAGAGGTTCCATTAGCCAAAGAGGGCACAACATAATAAGGAGTTGTGGACGTAGTGTCTGCAATAACGGTTACCCAAGTTGTACCAGAATCAGTCGAAATTTGAATGACGTATCCACTAATAATATTTGTCCCACCACCGTCATAAGTCGAAGCACGCCATGTCAAAGAAACCTGAGCGTTCCCTCCCGAAACCTGAAGGAAAGTTGGGGCGTTAGGAACCTTTTCCATCAAAGACTCATTGACAACACTCGTAAGCATTACCCCCGAATTGGCCCGAACGACCGTTTCATACAGATTCAATTCGTAGGACAGGTACGACGCAGCAAGAAACCTCTCGCCTTTGAGAGTTGTCAGATCAGAAAAGTCTTCTGTGATACTCCCCTCATCAATCTTGACCTCGGCATTTACTCCAACAGGATTGATAGGTGAGGCTCCCGCCAAACGTAACGCTGGTCCGTCCAACAATGATTCCCGAACCACTGTTGTCATATGATCCCGCGCCAAAGTTCGCATGCCATAAGTAACATCATAAACTGGATCATGATTAGCCGTGTAATCAACTCGTTCCATATTACGAGTACTCTCAACGAGCGTGATAATCGTTGGCCAGTTGTCCAGAACAAACGGCTCGTAAGTCAAATACTTGACCGGATTAGGCAAAATCGAATCGTCAACCAACAACGTGTTGCGATAATTCATTAGTCGTGTCGGTATGTCCGCCGCAAGATAATCGCTTACATACTTCTTGGCCGCTGCCGGGCCTTCCATCTGGGCGACCATGACCTACCTATCCCGTCCAAAGTGAAGTTGACCTTTCAACCTCTTATACGCCCTAGTACCGGGCCTGCCGTAAATAATGTAGTCTACTATTCTTTCACCCAACTTATCAGCAAACCGGTTGGGGGTAAACACAATCTTACGCTTCGGCATAAACTTAGTACCAGTTTGATGGAACTTCGCGTATTCAATATCAGTTCCGAATGATGCATCCTTATGACCTATATGATTCGCACGACCACGAAGGGTCACCAGATCCCTATACAGGTCACCTGTTCTAACCATCGTCGGCAACGGTCCGTGGTGCGCAATCTTCCATGAGTGATACTCCGTATCCAACGCATTCCATTTATTCCCAGACACGACACCACCAGTAGCAAAGTTGGCTGCATTCCACCGCTGGAGTTCCCTGCGCGCCCAACGATAAGAGTGAGCAAAACTTTGAGAACGCCGCGTCATTCCGGCAAAAACTGATTGTGTTTTTTTTATGCCCTTGACTTTATATGAAATACGAACAATCCGCGTCATGCTAGGCAACCCTGACGCGACGCCACCGTTTAACCGAGTTCATTTCCTCCGGAGTAAAACCAGTAACCATCGGGGCAACATTTCTAGTCGTCAAATCCTTCATCCCGACAACATCATCATGGAGATTCTGCACCTCCCGAGACGCGGCTCTAAGAACAATCAATTTCAACGCCGTGGTATTATCTGCCGCAGCATCCAAACCAGCCGTATAATTGATAACGATTATATCATTATCTTGAACTGTGAACATATCAACGCCATATCTTCGCACCACATAATCGCTACCAACCGTTTGGGTCGCAGCAGAAGCATCACTCTGACCCTGTACGGTCAATGACGCCACAGAAACAACAGGTGACCTGCGTGTATACAAAACAAATGGCGGCTTCGTTACATCTGCAACAGCCGTACCAGTCCTATCAAGA